GAGCTCCACGCTCTACACGGTCGACGCGCCCGCGGGCCCCAAGGCACGCGCCGGGTGCATCGTGCCGAACTACGGCCAGGCGTTCCCGTCCACGCGCGACGTCGTCAACGCCGTGACGGTGCGTTTCGTGGCGGGCTACGGCGGGACCGCCGCGGCGGTGCCGAGCCTCCTGAAGGCCTGCCTGAAGGAACACGTCCGCGCGTCCTGGCTGCGGGGCGATGCCGCGGAGTCGCAGAAGGTGCTCGCGTGGGTCGACCAGCAACTGTGGGGCTACAAATGTTTCTGACGCTGCTCGGGCTCGCCGCGCTGCTCCTCGTCGTCGGCACGCTGGTCGTCCCGAACGCCGCGGAGGTGATCCTCCTGGACGGGGCGACCGGGAAAACCGCGGCCACGGCGTGGACGCTGCGGCTCTACACGGCGATCAGTCCGGCGCTGGCAAATACGACCGTGGTCGCGCATCTGACCGAAGCCACCGGAGGCGGCTACGTCGCGATCGCACTCACGGCGGCCAACTGGGTCACGACCGGCGGCAGTCCGACCTCGAGCGCCTACCCGATCCAGACCTTCACCTTCACCGGCGCGTTGTCCGGCAGTGTCGCCGTGCTCGGCTACTACATCACGCGCGCGGATGGATCGCTCGTCGCCATCGAGGCGCTCGGCGCGAGCTACACACCGCTGGCGAATGGGGACACGCTGGCCGTCACGCCGACGATCACGCTGGCCTCAGTGAGCACGGACTAACGGATGGCGACCGCGGGCTCGATCATCGGCGGCGAACTCTACCCGGCGAAAGTGCTGCGCGATGGGGCGGTGGGGTACTGGCGCCTTGGGGAACCGAGCGGGACGACGCTCGTCGACAGCGTGGCGAGTCCGCACAATGGCACGTACGCGGGCGGCGTCACCCTGGCGCAAACCGGCGCGCTCGCGGATGGGACGACGGCGGCGCTGTTTAACGGCACGACCGGGAAGGCGACCGTCGCGACGTTCAATCCGCTGAGCGGGCTCGCGGCAGTGACACTAGAAGGCTGGGTCAATCACAACAGCGTCGCGTGGTCCGGGTCCCTGGAGATTTTTCAGTCGTGGAACAACACCGGCCATTACCTCTCGGTCAACACGGGGCTCCTGTTCGGATCCCTCAAGATCAGCGGCGTCCAGCGGACCCTGTTCTCGTCGGCGGTCCCGACGAGCGGCTGGCATCATCTCGCGCTGACATGGGCGAGCGGCGATGGCCTGCGGTGCTATCTCGACGGGTTGTTCCAGAACGTGAGCGCCTCCTTTAGCGGCACGCTGGATTCCGCCGCTGGCGTGAACATTGGTTCGTTCGATGGCACGCAGTTGTGGTTCAACGGCTTCCTCGACGAGATCGCGACCTACCCGACGGCGCTGACCGTGCGCCAGGTCGCCGAACACTACGGCCTCCGCCTCGCGGTCGCGTGCGGGCTCCGGGCCAGCGGGGCCGCCCCCATCCGTCAGGGCCGACGCGTCACCGGGTCGAGCGGGGTTCGGGTCGGCGGCGTCGCGCCGATTCGTCAGGGTCGCAAGGTCATCGGCGCCGGCGGGATCCGCGTCGGCGGCGTGGCCACGACGCTCGGCCTCTCAGTCGCCCGCGACACGGACGTCGTCGTACAGGTCGCCGCGGATGATGTCGTGATTCAACCCGCGGCGGACGACGTCGTCATCCAGGTGCGCGCATGACGGTCGTCACCCTGCCCGACGGCGCGCTGGTCCTGAAAGATCCGGCCGACGTGAAGGTCTATACCGTCGACTGGTCGGAGCTGAACCTCGCCACCGCCGTGACGATCATCACCAGCACCTGGACGGTGACCGCGATCGCGCCCTCGACGACGGACACGGCCCTGACCGCCGATCAGACCACGATCCTCGTCGGCGCGCGCAAGACGCAGGTCCGGCTGACCGCCGGCACGCTCGGGCAACGCTACCTGGTCGCGAACACGGTCGTCACCTCCGAAAGTCCCGCGCAAACGAAAGAGCGATCGTTTGTCGTGCTGGTCCAGGACCGTTGAAATGGGCACCGTTGGCGAGAAACGGCAGCGGATCCGGATCGAGAAGCAAGTCCCGGTCGCGGACGGCCAGGGCGGGCATTCGATGACCTGGGCACTGCGCGTCGCGCTGTGGGCGCACGAGCGGCAGTTGTCGGGGGCAGAAGCGCTGCAGGCCGCGCAGGTGACCGCCGTCCTGAGTAGCGTCTGGGAAATCTGGTTCCGCACCGACCTCAGCGTCAAGGACCGGATTGTCGTGGGCACGCGCGTCATCCAGATCGAAGCGATCCGCGACCCGACGGACACCCGCGTCGAGCTCCACCTGCTCTGCAGCGAGGTGCAAGCGTGACGAGCTACTCGGCGCTCTCGCCCGTCTCGGTCGGCCTGTTCACGGTGTTGAACGTCGCCGCCCTGACCGCGCTCGCGCCCGGCGGCGTCGGCGACGACATCGCGCAGTCGACCGGCTATCCGTTCGTGCTCTTCGAAGTGCACGAGAAGGCGCTCGGCGGGTTCGGGACCAAGCCCGGGCTGAAGACGCTGCCGGAAATCGATCTGCGAGTGCACGTGTTCAGCGCCTACCAAGGCTGGAGCGAAGCGCAGGGCGTGATGGGGAAGGTGATCGAGCTGCTCGCCACGCCGCCGACGGTGACCGGGTATAGCAGCTGGGCGATCTTCCATGACGCCACGATCACGCTCGCGGATCAGGAAGTCGCGGGCGTGAAGGTCAAGGAACTGGTCGCGCTGTTTCGTCTCTACGTGGAGCTGAGTTGACATGAACGAGACCCACACGAAGGTCCTCGTCGATCCGTACGGGAAGCCGGTGCGCGTGACCGCCGATGCCCGCTGTCCGCAGTGCGGCGCCGGCCCGGAGCGGCGCGTGCTCACCAGTGGATTCGGCCCGCCGAAGACCGCGTGCGGCCAGTGCGGCCGCGACGTCGAGGCGCCGGCATGAGCGGCAAAGTCGGATCGGCGTCCTTCTCGGTGCTCCTGGTCGATGGCTACGACCTGCTCGCCTCGAAGGTCAAGACCTTCAGCTGGAAACTCTCCGCGCTCAACGAAGGATCCCACGGCCTCGGGGACACGACCGAAGCCGAAACGCCGACCGGGCTGCTGAAGGCCGAGCTGACGCAGGGCGGCGCGTTCTTCGACGATGCGACGACCGGGGCGCATACGCTCCTGAGTTCGTTCGCGGCCCTCCAGGTCAGCCGGATCCTCACGTTCTGCTACGCCGGCAACACGCTCGGGGCGCCCTTCGTGGGCATGTCCGGCGCCTACGGGATGAGCTACGAGGTCCTCGGCCAGGTCACTGGCCTCACGAAAGCGAACGTCGGCTACGAAGCCTCGGGCGTCCTCGATCGCGGCGTCATCCTCCAGATCCAGGCGGCGCTCACGACCGACGGCAACGGCACCTCGGTCGACTACACGCTCGACCCGTCGCAGCACCCGATCCTGATCACCTCCGCCACGAAAGCGGCCACGTGTGTCGTGACGACGACCGTCCCGCACGGGATGACGACCGGGCAGAAGGTGCTCATCAGCGGCAACACGCTCGCGGGCCCGAGCATCAACAGCGATCTCGCCGTGACGGTGGTCTCGACGACGACCTTCTCGGTGGCGGTCAACACCACGGCGTCGACGGGCGCGGGCACCGGCGGATCGTTGGTCTTGTCGTCGACGGTCGGCGGCGCCGCCGGGATTCAGGCGGTCAGCGCGTTCTCGGGGTTCTCGGGCGCCGTCAACAAGATCCAGCACGCGCCCGATGACAGCACCTGGGCGGACCTCATCACCTTCGCGAATGTCACGACGGCGCCTGGGGCACAGCGGGTGACGTCGGCGGGCACCGTGGATCGCTACACGCGGTATGTGCGCGACGTGACCGGATCGGGATCGTTCACGCCGTTTGTCGGACTGGCACGCGGTTAACAGGGGAGAGACAGCATGGCAGCCGGCAAACATGGTTCATCCGAAATTACCGTCTCCTACGATTCGAGCCCGGGCGGATCGCCGCAGGTCATTACGTCGTACGTGTTGACCATGGGCGGCGTGAAGCTGACCAGCAACATGCAGGCGTCGACCGCGTTCGGGGACACGATCGAGAAGAAGCTCCCGACCGGCGTCAGCAAGATCGACCCGATTCAGATCCACGGGTTCTGGGATGACACGGCGACGACCGGCCCGCACGTCGTGTTCCTCGCGCCCGATACCTCGCCGCAAGCCTCCACGCGGACGCTGGCGATCGTGTTCGGGAATTCGAAGACGTGGACGTCCGAGGGCTATCTCGAATCGTACGAGGTCCTCGGCAAGACGGGCAACCTCACCGAATTCAACGCCGTCCTGATTCAGAACTCGGGCGCCTGGACGTAAATGTTCGCCAGCCACACGCAGGCGACCGTCGCGATCCCGTTCGACCCGCCGCACACTGTGACCGTGCGGCGGCTGACCGGGCGCGAACTCGAGGCCGCCGCCGCCGCGCATCGGGGGGAGCTGACCAGCGGCAGCGCGCGCGCCTGGCCGGCGATCCTCCGCCGCGCGCTCGAGAAGGGCCCGTCCGATCCGCTGGTGCTGCAGGCGCTCGCGCATCCGCTGATGGGCTACGACCGCTTCTCGCTCGTGCGATCGGGCCTCGTCGCGTGGAGCTACGCGCTGCCGATCAAACCGCCGCTCACGCCCGGCGAGCACGTGGACGCGGTCGAGGACCTGGACGACGAAGGCGTCGAGTTCATTGCGACCGAAGTGTTGCGCCTCACGAAGCCGGCGCTGTTTCTCACCCCGGAGGCGGCGGCGGAAGAAAAAAAAACCGACTCCGCCGGTTCCATCGCGCCCTAGACGGGGACGGCCCGCTGCCGCTCGAGCACTGGATCGGGCGCATCAGTGAAGAGTTCGGCGGGGCGCTGCCGTCGGCGGTGCTGCGGGAATGGGCGCGGCTGCCGGTGGGGCTGCTCGAGACGATCGTCGAGTATCGCCGGTATGCCGAGGTGAAGGCCGACTACGACCACGACCCGAAACCGCGCCCCGACGAGTCCGCCCTGCGGCAACTGGTGCGGATCATCGAATTCGAGATCGTGCACGAGGAGCTATCCGATGAGTGACGCCGTCACGCTCGCAGTCGAGAACGCCGCGCTGCTCGCGGCGCTGGACGCGATCCCGGACGAGGTGTTCGCGCACATGAAGCCCGAGCTGAAGGTCACCGCCGACAACATCGCGGCGGAGGCCGGACGGCGCATTAAGCGCAAGAGCGGAAAGACCGGCGATCAGATCGTCGTCCAGGAGACGCACAACGGCGACGGCTACGTCGTGTTCGTGTTCGGCAACCGGCAGCATATCGCGCGCTTCCTCGAGTTCGGGACGTCGCGCATGGTGGCCAAGCCGTTTCTGTTCGCCAGCGCGAAACTCGAAGAAGGGCCGGCGATGCGCCGCGCCCGCTTCGCGGTCCAGGATGCGATCGACGGGAAGGGACTCGGGGACTAGATGGCCGACGACAATCCCGCGCTCATCGTCCGGGTCGTGACCAATCTCGACGAGCTGAAGAAAGGCATGGTCGAGACCAAGCAACAGGTCGAGACCACGACGGCGACGATCGGCCAGTTCGCGACGACGACCGGTGCCGTGGCGCCGCAGGTGCAAAAGGTCGCAGCCGCATCGCGCGAGGCCGCCTCGGCGAGCGATCGGTTGCAGACCTCCCTGCGCAGTGTGGACGGGGTGCTGGCCTCGATGGGCGTCAACATCAGCGCGGAGACGCGGGCCCTGGGCGAGCTCGGTGAGGCGTCCGGGAAGACGGTCAGCCAACTCGGCCTGATTGCGACGGCGGGCCTGGTGGTCGGCGCCGGGATCGCCGGCTGGAAGATCGGCCGGGCCGCGGCGGACTTCTTCGACCTCGATACCAAGATCGCCAGCGCCACCGCGCGGTTGATGGGCTGGGGCGATCTGGCCGGGCAGACGGCCGGCGCGAAGCAGGACACGATCAATAAAGCGATCCGCGCCGGGGCCGACGCCACCATCAGCTACAGCGAGGCGATCGTCTACAACACGCAAGTCCAGACGAACACGGCCGCGGCCGCGAAGGCCACCACCGCCGCGACCGCCGCCCTCGCCGCCGCCGACAAGGCGGCCAGCGACAGCATCCAGGCCAATAACAAACTGCAGCTCCAGCACCTCAAGGACGAGATCACGGCGATGGCGCCCTTCCGCGAGGCCATGCAGGAGCTGACCTCCGTCGGCGTCGGCTGGAAGGGGACCCTCGACACGATCGACGGCGCGGTGGTCGAAGGGATGAAGTTCTACCTGGCCGCCGGGGTCTCCCAGAAAGCCCTAGCCGAGGCGTACGGGCTGACCGATGCCCAGGTGAAGGCCGTCGCGTCGTCGCTCAAGGCGGAGACCGAGGAGCAGAAAGAGGCGACCGCGGAACGCGAGCGCGCGACGGCCGCGACCCAGGCCGCGCGTGACGCCGAAGACCAACTCGCCGCCGCGAAAGCGAAATCGAAGAAAGAGACCCAGGAGCTCGCCGCCGCCGAAGCGAAGCGGAAGGCCGAGAACCGCGCGCAGGGGAACTCGACGCAGTACGACCTCTCGACCGAGGCCGGCCGCGCCAAAGTGCCCGAGAACATCCGCACCTGGCTCCACGACGGCTACTCGCTCGCGCAGGCCGCGCAGATCGCCTTCCTGATGTCCTGGGGCCTGCCGATCAACGGGAATGATCCCCTCTTCGCGCACAAAGGGCCGAAGGTCGAAGGGTTCAAAGAGGGCGGCGTCGGAGATTTCGGCAGCGGGACGCTCGCGATGCTGCATGGCCGGGAAGCGATCGTCCCGCTCGGTCCCGGCGGCGGCGGGGGCGGGATCGGCGGCACGCACATCACGCAGATCTACATCACGCAGCCGTTCGGCACGCCCGCGGCGATTGGGCAGGCCGTCGACGCGGTGCTGATGAAACGCCAGCGCGATATTGGAGTGCGCTTCTAGTGGCCACCCTCGCCGTCGGCGAGCACGCCCGGATGTATGCGCAGGCGAATGTGATGCGCGCCGGGGCGAGCCGGGCGAACTGGCACTCGACGGTCACCTTCGTCGCGATCGCGGGCGTGCAGTATGCGAAGAATCGCACCGTCGACAGCGAGCGCGTCGACGACGAC